GCATTCCAGCCCTCTCAAAAAACGGATTATACTTCGCCATAACAGCCAAACTCTCAACACAAGGCGTACCAGCCAAACCCAAAGTCTCCCTCACAAGCCTAACACCCAAACCAATCGTACGATACTTCGGATGCACAACCACACGACTAATAACACTCAACTCCCTCTGCAGTTCATGAAAACCACCCTTCCAAACCCTGCTCCTACCAAAAGCAAAAGGCGAAGGAAAACTATAAACAACAACCCCACACAACTCGTCACCACGCCTCAAAACAAAAATCTTCCTTGGAGGTGGACAACGACTCGACCGATAATGAAAAAGGCTTAACTTCTTATAATCCCCAAAAGTGCCTTCCTCAACACGCATCTCCTTCGTTAGGCTACATTCTTTCGCAGGTTCATTCACAAAATAATCCACACTAATCTCCCTGCCAAAACGCTTATGAACATGAACACTCGGCTTCAAATCCACAAACAAATCACCATGCGTCGTCGCCACAACAACCGCTTTACCCAACTGCCTAGCAACCTTCTGCAAATTAAAAGCCACAATCCTAGCCGTATCACGATCCAACAAACTACAAAACTCATCCGCAACCCACCACTGCTTACCGCTTTCCATAAGCTTAGCCATCCTAAAACGATACTTCTGCCCATCACTGAGCTGATCGTAAGTGCGAAGGAAAAGAAAAGCATCATTCAAACCAGCCTTACCCAACAATTCCAAAGCTTCACCAAAATCTCCTCCAACCCCATCAATAATCGGCTTATCCAAGCTCAACTCAACACCAGCCATATCCACAGCATCCCCACCCAAATCCTGCCTCAAAACCTTAAGCAAAACACTTTTGCCCGAACCGCTATCTCCAGTAATGTAAACAATATCCTCTGGACTTATCTTCAACTCAACATTATCATACAAAACAAACTTCTGAGCCTGATCTATGCCTAACCCAAAAGCTTCCGCCACTGCTATTGTGCGAGAAGTTATCTCAGTAGCTGTTTCGTAGGCTATGTTGAAAGTGAATTTGCCCGTTTGCCTATCATAGCGTCTTGCAAATTTCTTAATCCTAAAATATTCGCGTCTTCTAGTCATCTTGTTACGCCTGTTGTTTGGTGTTTTTGAAGCTTTTTTCGTAGCTGGTGCAGTTTTGTTTTGCCCTTACTCATTTTGGAGACAATCCAAAGTTTTGGTGTTGGCTCTGTTCGGGTTGCATAACAAGCTAGAGCTAGGCTCCAGAAGCGGTCGTCATTTGTGCCTTCAGGGTGCGAGAATTTAACTTTTCCGTCTTTTGTAAGCTCAAAACGTTCAGTGTTTAATTCTGTAATTAAGTCGCTGTCGTAAGGGATCTGTAGTCTTTTTTCAATCATACATTGTTTGAGCCATTGTGCCATTTTTTCTTTTGTTTCTTGTGTGAAGCGTATGCCTTGGGTTTTGTTTATTCCTGCGTTTATCATGTCTTCGACGATGTAGTCGCCGACGCCGCTGCTGTCGACGAAGATTTTGTTTATGATTTGCCAGCGTTCGCTGAGGGTTTTTACGTAGCCTATTATGTTTGTGTATGGTGTGCGTAGTGGGAAGTGGTGCATGTGGATTAATTTTATGGAATTGTCTTCTATTTTGACTGTGGCTAGTACGCTGTAGTCTTTGTGTTTGCCTAGGTCTAGGCCTGAGTAGAATTCGCCTTTTGCTGTGGCTTCAAAGCTTGGGTATTCGAGTGTGTGGTTTATGCAGGTTGTTATTAGTGCTTGTGTTAGCCATGCGTTTTCGTCTTCTGCCCATTCTGCTTCCATTTCGCGTTTCCATCGCCATGGGTTTCCTTCGAGTTGGTGTTTTATTCGGTTGAGGATTTGTTGTTTTAGTGGTCCGTTTGGTTCTAGGGCTTGTTGCCATGTTGTATGGCTTTTTGCGAAGTCGTTGTAGGCTGAGTCATGGAAGATTTTGTAGAAGGTGCTGTTTGTGCTCCATGGTGTGCTTGTGCATATGAATTTGCCGTCTGTTGTGCCCAGTGTGAAGAGCATGGCGTCATAGAGTTCTTCGTCGTTGGGAATGAAGTTGAATTCATCAGCATACACGATGTGGAGTTTTGGTCCGCGGATGGTTTCTGGGTTGTTTGGGTAGGCTTCTATGGTGCTGTTGTTGGTGAGTGTTACGCTGGTTTTTTGGGCTTTCTTGTAAGCGGTTTTTGGGAGTTTGGTGAGGAAGTTGTTGATGTGTTTGATTATGAGTTTGGTTTGTCTCCAGCTTGGGCCGACTACACCGATGTGTGTGTTTGGGTTGGTCAATGCATAGTGTAGGAGTAGTGCACTTATGGTGTGACTTTTCCCTGTTTGTCTTGCCCATCTTGCGGCTATGAACTGACTTGTTTGGAACTGGTTAATCAAGTCTATCTGGTAGCTGGTTGGGTTGAATCCCAAATTTTCTTTGCAGAATTGAACGGGGTCCTTTGGAAAAATGTGTTTTTGTTTTTGGGCGACTATTTGTCTTAGTTGTTGGGTTTCCCGTTCAAATTCTGCCAGAGTCATTGTTTTTCGAGTTCTCCTATTATTTTGCGGAGCTGTTTGAGTTCGTTTTTGATTTGGATGATGTCGTAGGTTTTGCTTATGCTGTTGATAACTTGGCTGATGTAGGCGGTGAGTCTTGCCCAATTCTGCTGTTCGCGTGTTTTTCTGCCTGTGGTGGATTGAACTTGTTCGACCGCTGTCTCTTGGAGGCTTTTTAGTTCAAGTATAAGCTGAGCGCGTATGCGTTGGGTATCGCCGTCGAATTTTTCAGTTAGGTTGGATATTCTTTTTTGCAGAGTGTGTTTTGGAGCCTTATGTGCTCCACCCTCTATAGGTTTTTGCATCGAATTTCTATTAGGTTCCAAATATGTTCGCCTTACTCTGTTTTTTGCACGATTAGAATGCCCATGATTGTGCCTGCTAAGCATGTTATTGCTGCGAAGACTTCGCTGTTCCATGAGTGCAATAGTGCCAAATGCGCTATTTCCAGCGTGGTTAGGCTGAAGGTTAGGGCGATTGCGAATTTGACGCCGAGAATCAAGCGTTCGCTGGGTGACGCTCCCGTGGAAGCATTTTTGTTTGTGGTTTTTCGCGTAAACAAGTGTTTGATCCAGTCAGCCATGGTTCCGCAACCTCTGCTGCCTCAAGCAGCGTCCCAAACCGGGTTTTTCGCTTTTCATTTTCTGATTTACCATGAAGCTGTTCAGCAATACTCTGGCTTCTTCCGCGTTAACGTGAGCTTTGGCTATGACGGTGGCCTTTGCGGTCCATGGTATAGGCACTGCCGTGTAGTCAATGTCATATAAGCCGTCACTGTAGCGGAAGCAGTTCTGCGCCAAGATAACGTGTTTCTTTTTAGAGCCTAACAAGCCGATGAATATGCTCCAGCTTTTCACGGGGACATCGATGCCGCTGACGCCGTTGCTTAAGCTCTTGCCAATGCTCGCATCTGTCCACTCTACCTGCACTAAATCCCCCGCCGCTAAGCTCTTAATCTGATTAAGAATTTCCTTCATGTGCTATCATCAGAAGAGAGAGGCACAACAGCAAATATTAACTGTCACGAAATTTAGAAATTCACAAATTTGCAGATTTGTAAATTACGGATAAATGCGGACATTGGAAGACTGAAAATTCTTGACCTAATATTGTGGGCTTTTGCTACCCAAAAATAATTGATCCCCAAAATATCATTCAAGATGATACGCAGTTTCATATGGCAATACTTCGTCCAAAGGATTAAACGAGAAGACTATTATGAACCTTTTGTCATTTGTTGCTCTCTTTTTTATCAATTCATTAATGGACTTTTCGAGTAATTCCCTTTGTCCATCTTTTGTTTTTGAAAAGCATACCATAAATCTGCAAATTAATCCTGCGGTTTCAAAGTCACAATGCATGCCTATTTTTGTAATAGATGCTGCCCGTATTGTGGTTTCAATTAGTGAATGTATTTCAGTTGCTTTGTCGTCTGGAAGATTGGATAACTCGTTTGCAATCAGGTTCTGAGCATATGCTAGCCATTTTTGCTGCAATGAATTGAGAATGGGACTATCAAGTGACCTATCAATAATATCTATGAGCCCGACAACACCTTTAGGCAGATCTTTGAGCTTTTCTCGCCGTTCTCTTCTAGATTCTTTTAGCATCACGTTGAATGATTCAGACGTGAGAAATCTTTCAGGGCTTTTGACTATTGATTTTAGGATTTTATCATCTTTTATGGCATTATGTTTTTGGGTTGCAGACGAAACTATCTTAGCTCTGCTAATTAAAAAATCTCCGAATCTGCCATCGCCTATTTTGAATGTCAAAGCAGTTTTTCCATTTCTCTCTATCTTTGTGCCAATCCAACCTGGAAGTTGTAGAGGAAATATTGTCGATACAAAGAATACCCACGGGAAGTGAGTGTACGCGAAAACGATGTCACTTTCATTACTGGCTAAAGTCGAATCTGTTCCGCGCAAGGTGTACCATTGAAATTTGCTTGGTAAATCTTTCCCTTTTTCCACATAATCCAGAAAGAACATATGATGTTCATATGGTCCCGCGTCTAATGATTTATTAAGTAGAAACTTGCGCCAAATCTTTTCTGCTTTGTCAATATGTTCTTTAATCCAAGGTGTGTGACTAACTTGTTCTTTATAGCTTGTTTTTAGAGTTCTCCAGCTTAGAGAAATAATGAAACGTATGAGGTTATCGTCATAAATGATATTTTTTTTACCCTCAATCATGAACGGATAGAAAATTTTGCTCGCGAAATACGATTCCAACTTGGAAAAGATTTGTTCGCATTCTCCGCATAGCATAGGCAGAGTAGGAAAATCCTGCCGTCGCTCTTCAGGTTTCTTAACACCTCTAAGAAACCCAGTGGCCGAGGTTGATTTAAGCCACTTAGACACAAATCTAGGTATTATGTGACTTTTTCTCAAGTCTTTTTGTTGTCCACAGAGGGCACATGTTCCGAATGCCATTTGCTTTTCACATGTCACCATTATCATAACAGAAAGGGCGCAAGTCTTTCATAACTTCGCTTTACACTATTCCTTCAATATGCTGTCTGCAGATTTATTGCTATGTGTCAGTCCACGTCCACTTTGGACAACCTTACCATACGAGGCATATGATTTCCTTTTTTGCCCTGAATTACCAAAGTTATACCTTGTTGTCTTAAGAGCCCGAAATCACCTACGCCTACCCAAAACTACACCAATGAAGGTTCAAGGTCCAAAAGACTTAACCACCTTTATTAAAAACATCTTATACTATAATATTGATGAAATCGAAGCGTGGCTAAAACACGGCAAAACAAAAAGACCCAATGAAAGTATTCAACAAAGTCCTTAGGAAACACGATCAAGTTTTCCGCGAACTAAACAACGGATCCAAAAAACAGAAAAAATAACCGTTTTGTTTTTAATCCTATACTTCCTTGCTTTCCTTCGAGAACTTGTATAATTGCCTATATCGCTTGCTTTTTTGATAGCGTTTGCTCCACTCAAACCGTTCCCTCAGCTTTTCCATAAGCTCTTCCTCGCTTATGCCAGGATACTGCGCCTTAATGCCCTCAGCACAAACACGCACACACACGTCACTCATACCAATAGCCAAATTCACCCTCTCCTCAGGCGTCAACCGCCCAAACCGCTCCCAATCCTCCTTCTTCAACCAGCACACCAAAACAATACATTAGCACAGCCCAAAATTAAAGCCTTAACCTCCTAATCAAAGCTTTAACCCGCTCCTCATCCTTCAACGCCTCCTCAATCAAAGCATTCACAAACTCGTAAATCCGCAAATCATTCAACAACGCATACTTCCGCAGCTCCCTATGCAAATCCTCCCGAACCTCAACAACCACCCGCCTAACACTCTTACCCAAACCCTTAGCCACCTGTAAGCTGAACAGCCAAATCACCCAAAACCAAAAACACCCTCGTCTTAACAACCCCATGAACACTCTTATCCACAACCTCAACCAAAAACACACCATCCGAAACAGTAAGAACCTTGCCAACAAAAACACCATCACCCAAACCAACCCCATCCCCAACCAACAACGCCTTACCCAAACCCACACCGTCCAAAACGCTTACGCTATCACTCACACACTTAACTATCTCCGTTACAACATCCACCAATTCACCAAGACTTACAGAATCAAAAACAGAAAAGGATTTGTCAGCCAAAACACCATCCAAAAACGCCACTGAGTCGCTAACTTGCAAACCACGATCCCTCAACGAAACATCAGCAAGCCCAACACCATCAGAAACCGCTAAAGCCCTACCACGCAAAACCCCATCGTCTAAGCCCAAAGAATCCACAACCTCCTTCAAAACCGCAACTGCTTCTGGTCCAATGTAAGCGTCAGCAACAACAACACAGTCAACGTAATAAGTGCAGTTTGTTTCTGTTCCACCATAACCATAAGAGTCTTTTCCAACACTGACTCTCGTAAGAGCCTCACTCAACGACAAACCTGTAAACGTCAAATCTGTAACTTCGCTTCCATCAAGATAAACTCTAACCTCGCCATTTGTCCTATCATATTCCATTTCCAAACAATAAACCGTGTTCAAAGCAAGCGCCATAGTGCTTGCAGCACTCAAAAGCGACGTAGTTCTATACATCAAATACAATTTCCTATCGGTATCCTTTAACGCAAGCACAAAATCACAGAAATATTGCCCGTTACCTTCCATAACCGCTACGTAACGGTTAGAACTGTAACCCGTCCAAGCAGTAACCTTAAGATATATTCGCATAAAAACAATGTTTGAACTTGTTATCGTTTTATACGCGTAAGACTCATCGTTAAACTGCGCAAAAACGTGTTTGCTACTTTTCGTTCCATGATGCGCCCAATCTCCCGACACTCCAACAGTAGATGAACCACTTTGCCCATAACCTGTCCACGCAGAATAATCGCCACTTTCAAAACCATCACTGAAAAGTTGCGTAAAAAACTTTGTTAAATAAGCCCTCTGTTCTGCTGAAATCCGTGGAAAAACGTGTTTATGAACGTAGTCTTCTAAGGCTTTAGCGTCTTTCAAAACTTTAGGCGGAACTCGCAATGGGATTCCATAATTTTCACCGCAATAAGGACATTCATAACTGTTTTTGGGCACTTCTCGCTTACATTTTGGACAAATGTAATCCCACACTGGAAGCAAACGCAGAAGCCAATAGGGGATGTTCATGTAGTCCGCCTAACTGAATGTTATTTTGAGGCTAAGCGTCCAAGTTTCCCCAGAAGCCTTCGTGCCCTTTGACGCAGTTTTCCTATTCAAGTTTTTACCCGTGTCATCAGCAGCATTAACAACTGTGAACTCTTCCCAAGCATGGTTGCCTTCAGCAGAACCAAAAGTTGCACGCCACTCAGCAGTTTGGCTACTGCGATTTGGATAGCCTGAATCCATCACTTTAAAAGTTTTATTTGTTCCCTGCAAGCCTGTCTGCGTCGCACTTTCGGCTGCAGTGCCATCACCAACACCGAGCCTAGCGTTTGAGGCATCCCACTTCGTAGGCGAACTTAAACCGCAGATAATGTCAATGAGCTCCTGCAATCCCTCGTTTAGTCCCAGATTTCCTTCAAAGATTTCAGAACCAAAAAAATTTTCATCCGCTTGAACAACTGCTTCTTCGACACTGATGCCTCCATTTAGAGCCTTAGCGATGATGCCTTTAGAGTCTTTGAACTTGTCTATTCTCCACTCCGTTTTAAACCTAACATTTTCTTTTATTTTCATTCCATTTCATTTTCTTCCCTTGCTTACAACCAGCGCTTTTGAACAACCAGCATCCGCTAATGAACAGCGAACAACCGCTATCCAGCCAACCTCAACGTCAAAAAACAGCCGCACAACAAAAACGTTCTCATGAGTTTTGAAAAGCTTTTTGCCTTCAGAACGGGCTATGGCTAAAACATCGCCTAAATCTTTGAATTTGTTTTTGTCGTCACGTATCACCAAGGCTTTGTCAAGCATCAACCCGGCTTACCTCCTTCAAAGTGCCTTCATCGTTCCATGAGAATGTTAACGTGAACAGCAACTGCTCTCCATCAAAGGCTTTCAATGTAGCAAGCGTTCCATTTGGGTTCCACGTGAGAGCCAGCTTCGTTACTCTCTTGCCACTGGATGGAGCCATAATATCAAACAAGGCGCTGTGGATGGCTTTGAATGATTCCTCGTATCTTCCATAAGCAACAGCCATTAAATCATCCTCGCAATTTTATGCCTACTCAAATGGTCTGTTTTACTGCGCAAAGCACACAGGTAGTCAGCCAACAAAGGCTGTTCACGTCCAAGCTCCAAAGTTATTTCAAGCGTCTGTGTCTTCGCATCAACGTGATACTCAACGTTTAAAATGCGAAAATCAGCGTCCACATTCTCGTTTGGCAAAGTCACATGAATCTTGTCACCTGGCAAGAGAGGAGTAGTGCCATAGTCTATGACGGTGCTTTTTATCGTGAGATATTCTGCAGGGTCTTTTAAATTGGCGAGTGAAGCCCTAGCCCTTAACATGCATTCGTTGTCGCTGTAGAGCTCCTCATCAACTTCAACAAGCTCCCTTAATCCATAGTTTGTTTGGCTTGCAGCATCCTCTTGTGTTGAACTGTAGCGGCATTCGCCGAAGAATAAGTCATCAACCCAGAAGCTGCCTGTGCCAGTGCCTGTAAACCAGCAGTCAAAACGAATCTCCTTTATTTGCGTCCAGTCAAAACCGCTTTCAACATCCCAAGCGTCGGCGTTTTGAACCCCAACTTTGAAGCATATTTGAAACCATTCTTCTGCGCCTATGTTAAACATGTGGGAAGCGTTCTTGTCTGCGACGTCGTATAAGGCCAAGTTTATGTTACCGTTAAAATCACTTTCACGTCTAATCCAAAAATTCAAGGCAGGATAGAGGTTTGTGTTAATCTCTTTGCCGCTGTCTAATACAAGTCTGCAAGATGCATAGTAAAGGTTTTCAGCGTAGGTTTTGATGCTTCCAGTTCCCTTCTTCTTCGTTGCTGTATCAAAACTTATTGTTCCAGAGACTGCATACCAATCACCATCATCGGGTGTTAGGCTTTCAGTCCACGCATCCTTGTCTGAAGGAGCACTTTTGTCAGCAACTCCGTAAACCGAGATTTTGTTTCTTACGCAGTGAATGTCTTTGCGGTACTCGCTGGCTTCGATTTTCTCGGCGAGACTCACTGACGAAATTTTGCTGTTCCTTGGGAAAAACTCGAATCTGCCGTCTGGGGCTACACGAAAATCAAAACCTATCACACCAGCCTTATCCGCGCTTTCAGCGATATATTTGAGAATATCCCAGACAGGCGTACTTTCGTATTCCAACCTCGTGTACGTAGTATCCGTGTCTTCCACAAGTTCAGTGGAGTCTCTAATATGGCTCAAACCCGCAAAACTGTCAAGCAAGTCCTTAACAATAGTTTCACCCTTCTGATTTGAATACGTCTTCGTAACAACACGGCGAAATAGTTTCTCACCCCAACACCGACCGCTCAACCGAAGATAATCCTCATGAGGACTCGATTCATACTTGACGCTTTCAGTCCTCGTAGTAATAATCTGCGGACAATTCGCTCCACGACCAATATCAATGTGGCCATCACTGCCAACGTTAATCGGATAAGTCCCGCCTGGACTGTATTTCTTGTCCCAATTCTGCAGAAGCAATTCCCAACTGCTAACCTCTTTCGTGGCGCCTAAGTAGACCCTAGCATCAACTATGTCGCCTTGAGGCGGCGTTACGGAACCCAAGACCACGGCAAGATTCGGGATGTCAATGCTCATGGCGTGCCCTCAACTCCTTGGCGATAGAAATCCGACTCGCCTGCACGATGAATACTACGAGTATTAGTAGGCATTTCCGCTGTTGCATCGTTGAAATCTTGAACTGAGGCAGTTGCAGAGTTCATGCTACTTGCGAAACTCCACATGGCAGCCGCCGCAGCGATAATCACAGCGACGCCGACGCCTGTTAAAGCCAGAAAAGTTGAATAGCTGATGTTTAAAGCGTTTTGGGCAGTGGTTGCAACCCAGCAAGCAACAGCATAAGCCTTCTGTGCTATGGCTACGCCCCAACTTGTCCGCATAAACATACCCATAACACTAACAACCAACATGGCTGAATTGAAAACTCTAGCCTGTTCATCATTCAACAAGCCAAATTGATGAGCCACATATCCAATAGCGGTGCCAGTTGCCCCAAAACCAGCAATGGCAGCGCCTAGACTTTTAATCCGCACTGATAAGGCTTCAACATCAGTTTGAACTCTCGTAAACTCGTGACTAGCCCGATTAACCGCCCTTATAGTTACAGCTATTTCACGGAAACTCATGTCAAACCAGCCTCCGCTTTAGC